ACCATGCCTGAAAAGCCAGATACGTGGGCCGCGCTCTGGGTCGCTCTTTCGAATCCACTTTGGCAGGGCGCAATCATGGCGATCCTTATCTCGGCCCTTCGTGTTCTCTACGATGCCAAGGAGACCAGTACACGCCGGATTGTGTTCGAAGCGCTGATCTGCGGCGGCCTGAGTTTGTCTGCCAGCAGCGTCATTGAATGGATGGCTTGGCCCTCGAGCCTGTCAGTCGCCGCCGGCGGCACAATCGGCTTCCTTGGCGTCACGGCCATACGTGAGCTGGTTACCCGTTTCCTTGGTCGCAAGGCGGACACGCTATGAAGGCGTTCGCCGTTGCGTTGATCGTCGCGCTGGTCGCGCTGCTCTTGGTGGGGATTCAGCAGTACCGCGTCATCGCGCTGCAGGGTCAGGTCACGATCGAGGCCAAGGCCACCAAGGATGCGGTAGCCGCGAACGCCGAGAGCCAGGCGACCATCACCAGCTTGCGTGCCGAGGCCCAGCGCAACGCGGCATACCAAGCTGATCTTGCGAAGCGACTCAAGGACAGCGAACAGAAAGCCCTGAAGGCGAGGAAAGACTTTGAACAACTCAAGCGCACTAGCAAGCCTGTTCGTGACTGGGCTGCTCAGCCTTTGCCTGACGGCCTGCGCGGCAAGCCCGCAGCCACTGGTGGTAAAGACAACGGCGGTAAGGCTCGAACCCCCTGAGCTTGTGCCGTGTGAGCGCATCAGCACGGCTGATGAAGACTTGGCATTGAATGGTGATTTGTGGACGCTGAAGGACAGGGCAGTGAACCTGCTCGACACATGCGCGGACCAGGTCGATGCCCAGATCCTGCGCAGTCAGAGCAAGTAAAAAAGTCCTGGTATGTCGCAGTCCCAGGCTTTCCACCGTTCCCCATGATAATGCCAGAAGACCATGCCCACGCTGGTGCTCTGGCTTACGCCCGGTCGATCTGGCCGCACGCTACCGTTGAGTGAGCAAGCCATGAGCAAAGTGATTGAAGTTGTTGTGATCGGCGCCGTTGGTTCCGGCAAGTCGCACGTGCTGTCTCTGATCGATAAAGCGCTGCGCGATGGCTATGGCCCGCACACGCAGATCGTGTCGCGCGAGCTGTCGATGGAGCGCGGCCTGGGTAGCCCAAGCCCGCAGCCATCGGCCGACACTATCTTCTCGCTGAAGGAGCGCGGCCTGGTAAGCGGACAGATCGCTACCAACCTCAAGGTTGAGTTAGATACGACTGATATCGATGCATCGATTGCACGGGTTGAAGCCTTGCAAGGCTGCGCCTCCAGCTTCTTGCTTGACCCGCTCGAGCAGGCTATCGAGTCGACGGTGCGGATGCTGCGTGACGAGCATCAGCAGATGGCTGATGCAAAGGCCAGTCAGGATACGGCGTTGTCTGATCGGCTCGGCGCGCACCTTGACACGTTGCTGGTTACTCAGCTCAGTCGAGTGAAGGCGCAATGAAGCGTGATGATCAGTCGAGCCTACGGTATCTGCTGGAGTCCAGGCCGCTGGTACTGAAGCGAAACGGCATCCACGTTTGCTTGCATGACGCATTCAGCGGCGAAGTACTTGGCGGTCAAACCCGGGTTGAGATGATCCAAGAGGCTGGCAGCATTACTGTATTGCGTGTCGACTTCGCCCTTGATGGCCGATACGTTCGGATTGATGGGGAGTAGCTACCTCATGCCGCAGCGCCCACAGAAGCCCTGTCGTTACGCAGGCTGCAACACGCTGCACCGTAACGCCGCCTACTGCGATGACCACGCACACCTGGCCAAGATCAAAAGCCATGGCAGCGCCCCACGTTTGGCTGGCCGAGCGCTACAAAAGCGCCGTCTGAGCGTCTGGTCCAAGGACCCAACCTGCGCCAGGTGCGGCAGACTTACCGATTACCCGGGCGGCTTCGAACTGGACCACACCGTATCGCTATCCAAGGGTGGCAAGGATGTGGAAGAGAACTGCCAAGTGCTCTGCAAGGGTGTTGGCGGTTGCCATCACCAGAAGACAGCCGAGGATCTTGGCTACGAGTACCGGCCTCCCGCCGGGCTGGATGGCTACCCGGTCAAATGACCGGCTTCGCACTGATTTGGTGCTTGCACTCAGTTGGTGCGTGAGAATAATTCTCAAATGGCGGAGGGGGAGGGAAAAACTTCCGGATCTTTTGCTCGGAAATGGTCCATCCCACCGTTCTTCTGTCGCCGCGAAATATAAAGTTCAGGAGTTAGCCAATGCCGGGGGTCGCGGGACGGTCGGGCCGTCGTCCGAAACCCACGGCCCAGAAGGCGCTGGCCGGTAATCCAGGCAAGCGCGCGCTGAATAAGCACGAACCAGATTTCTCATTGGTCAACGACATTGATCCGCCGGATTGGTTGAGCGAAAACGCTCGCCTCGTCTGGCAGATGATTGTCCCGCAGCTCTGCTCCGCGAAGGTGTTGGCGCTGACCGATCTGCATAACGTCGAGGCGTTTTGCACTGCCTATGGGAACTGGCGCCTGGCTCAAGATTCCGTCCAACAGTTCGGGATTGTAGTCACGTCCGCCATGGGCAGCCCGATCAAGAACCCGGCCCTTACCGCCGCGAATGAGGCAATGCGCCAGATGGTCACTTTCGGCTCGATGCTGGGCCTGGATCCGGCGAGCAGAACCCGAATCATCGGCGGCAACAAGCCGGAAGTCGCCGACCCGTTTGCTGAACTTCTGAGATCCTGATGACCAAAATTGCCCACGCCAACGTCGACAAGGCGATGGTGTGGGCAAGGTCTGTTCTGAAAGGCAGGTTTCCAGCCTGCAGGTACATTCACCAGGCCATCGAACGGCACTTCGAAGATGTTGCGAAGAGCCGGTCCAAGGACTTTCCGTTCAAGTTCGACCCGGCCAAGGCCGAGAAAAAGCTGAAATTTATCCAGCTTCTGCCACACACCAAGGGCGAATGGGCCTACAAGCGGCAGCTGATCACCCTGGAGCCATGGCAGTTGTTCGGCCTGGCCTGCACGTTTGGCTGGGTCAGGAAGAAGGGCGCATACCGGCGCTTCCGAGAGAGCTACTGGGAGGTCCCGCGCAAAAACGGCAAAAGCGTGATTGCCGCCGGTGTCGGCTCCAGCATGTTCGTGATGGACAAGGAGTTCGGCGCCGAGGTCTATGCCGGCGCGACGAGTGAAAAACAGGCCTGGGAGGTGTTCCGCCCGGCCAAGCTGATGATCCAGCGCTCTCCAATGCTGATCCGTGCTGCTGGGATCGAGATCAACGCCTCGAACATGAACATCCCGGCCGACAACAGCCGGTTCGAGCCGCTGATCGGCGACCCTGGCGACGGTGCGTCACCCAGCTGCGCGATCATCGACGAATTTCACGAACACGAAACCGCCGCACTGTACGACACCATGCTCACCGGCATGGGCGCCCGCCGTCAGCCGCTGATGTTTATCATCACCACCGCCGGGGCAAACATTGAGGGGCCGTGCTACGACAAGCGCCGCCAGGTGCTGGAAATGCTCGACGGCACGGTGCCGGATGAAGAGCTTTTTGGCTATATCTGGACCCTGGACGAAGGTGACGACTGGACGGACCCGAAGAATCTGGCAAAGGCTAACCCATGCATAGGGGTTTCGGTATTTCAGGAGTACCTGGAGAGCCAGCAGCAGCGTGCAATCCGCTCAGCGCGGTTCACCAACACGTTCAAAACCAAGCATCTCAACGTCTGGGTGAGCGCCAAATCAGGTTTTTTCAACCTGCAGAGCTGGAAAGCGTGCGAAGACCTCAGCCTTAACCTGGAACAGTTCGAGGGGCAGGAGTGCAATCTGGGGCTCGACTTGGCCCGCAAGCTGGATATGAACTCGATGGCCCGGCTTTTTTGGCGGGAAATCGATGGGAAAATCCACTATTACAGCGTTGCGCCACGGTTCTGGGTGCCGGAAGACACGGCTTTCAATACCGACAACCGGCGGATGTTCGAGCGCTTCCAGGCTTGGCTGAACGCGGGCTACCTGTACACCTCGCAGGGCGCCGAGATCGACTATCGGGACATCCTCGAGGAGTGCAAGGAGGCCAACAAGCTGGCGCCTGTACGCGAAAGCCCAATTGACCCGCACGGTGCTACCAACCTCAGTCACCACCTGGATGACGAGGGGCTTTCGCCAATCACGATCACCCAGAACTACACCAACATGTCCGACGCCATGAAAGAGCTGGAGGCGGCGATTGAATCTGGCCGGTTCCACCACGACGGCAACCCGATCATGACGTGGTGTATCGGCAACGTGATCGGCAAGTTCCTGCCGGGCAACGACGACGTTGTGCGGGCGATCAAGCAGGGCAATGACAACAAAATCGACGGCGCCGTGGCGCTGATCATGGCGATAGGTCGAGTGCTCGTGAATAGCGAGACACAGGGATCCGTCGATGACTTCCTATCCAGACCTATGAGCATGTAATGGCAGACACCGACTACAGCATTGACCTGCGCACCCGCAGTCCTTTCTGGGCGCGCATGGCCAGCTTCTTTGTTGGCGGCCGCCTGGTCACCCCGGAAAAGGGGTCTCAAACCGGCCCAGTATCGGCAACGGGCACAGTGGGTGATTCCACCGTCAACGATGAGCGATCGCTGCAAATCTCTACGGTATTCGCGTGTGTCCGGCTTATCAGCAGCGTGACCGCCTGCATGCCTTTGGATGTGTTTGAGACGAAGGGTGATGACCGTCAGAAAGTCGGTTTGCAGAACCCTTTGGCGCGCTTGCTCCGATACAGCCCGAATCAGTTCATGACGGCTTTTGACTTCCGCGTTTCGATGACCATGCAGCTCTGCTACTACGGCAACGCTTACGCGCTGATTGAGCGCAACTCTGTTGGCGATGTAATCAGTCTTGTACCGCTCATGTCGGTGAACATGGACGTGCGGCTGGAAGGAAAGCGGATCGTCTACCGCTATCGCCGAGATAATGAGTATGCCGACTTCAAGCAAAGCGAGATTTTCCACCTGAAAGGGTTTGGCTTTAACGGCCTGGTCGGACTGTCGCCGATCGCCTTCGCTGCGAAGACAGTCGGCGTGGCGGTGGCCATGGAGGATCAGCAGCGCGACTTCTATGCGAACGGCGCCAAGTCGCCACAACTGCTGATGACAGGCGAGGGCAAGCTGCTGAACAAAGAGCAGCGCGCCCAGGTCGAGGAGAACTTTAAAGAGATCTCTGGCGGCCCGGTCAAGAAGCGGCTGTGGGTTCTTGAGGGCGGATTCACCACTCAGGCTATTGGCGTCAGTCCCCAGGACGCTGAAACGATGGCGGCAAGGAAGTTTCAGGTCAGTGAAGTGGCCCGGTTTTTCGGCGTTCCGCCGCATCTGGTGGGTGACGTAGAAAAGTCCACCAGCTGGGGATCGGGCATTGAGCAACAAAACCTGGGCTTTCTTCAGTACAGCCTGGACGCATATCTGGAGATATGGGAAGTCGGCATTCTGCGCTGGCTGGTGAAGCCCTCGGACCTCGGTCGCATACACGCCGAACACAACCGTGATGGCCTCCTGAGTGGCGATTCAACGGCCCGGGCGAACTACATGAAAACCTTGGTCGATACCGGACTGCTTACGATCAATGAAGGGCGCCGGGTCAACAATCGCCCGCCGCTTCCTGGCGGGGATGTGGCCACCAGGCAATCGCAAAACGTGCCGCTTGATCAACTTGGCAAGACAAGCCCCGCCCCGAGCGGGGCTTAGTTTTTCTGGAGACCGGAATGTCCACTATCAACAAGACGCTTGCCTTCGAGCAGGCAGAAATCAAATTCGCCTCCGGCGGCAAGCAGGGCGTGTTCGAGGGTTATGCCAGCGTGTTCGGTGTGACCGATTCGGACGGTGACATCATGCTGTCCGGGGCTTTCAAGAAGGTTCTCGAAGGCCAAAGCCGCCAGGTCGGAATGTTCTTCAACCACAAAACGTGGGAAATCCCGGT